GTCCGTATAAATCAGCATTAGCATAAAAGTCGCAAATATCAAAGCGAGGATGCCTTGCGGATAACCGCCATTTATAGGCTACGACATCATCATCGTTCATGTACCTATTTACTTGACCGTCAGCATAAGCCCTCGCATTTTCTGTTCTCGCTATACGTTCAGCATTATAACGTGTTTTTTCTTGAACAGCAGTTTCTAACGCCTTACTGATACGTTCATCGTTTCCCTTATCAATAGCATGGGTTAATTCAGTATATGCAGCTCTAACGCCTGGAGTGGTAAGCCGTGATACTTTATCACGAACACTACGTAGCACCTTGCGTTGTAGTTGTTTAGCTTCCGGTGTACTACTACCAGTTATATTGAGCTTCGTAAGATCATTAATAAATTTAGGTAAAGAGGCTTCCGGAATAATACCACCATTGCCATACCCATCGAAGATTGATTTTGCAGTATCTCGTACAGCCTTATTGGTTTTAAACGCTTGCGTCAAAGTATCAGCAACGCTTTGTTTAATAGACTTAGAACGTCCATAAAGGCGACTAGATAATGTTAAATTATCAGCCGCCCAGCTTTCAGCCATTGCTATTGAAATACTTTTAGTGCTATACGGAACATCATCGCCATACCCAGCTATGAATGAGTTCGTTAAATCAGCCTGTAATGTAGGCTTCATCAGTTGCATAACAGGATATGTCTCATAAGCCTTTTTAACAGCTTGCTTAGGACTATAACCTAATTCAAGGAGTTTCTTTATCTCTGCCTCGAAGTTGGTTATCGCCTTGTCTATCTCCTTCTGCGTCCTCATCTACTTCGTTCCCTTCATCATCATGATATGCAAGATCCTGTTCTTGTCGTTGAACAGCTTCTTCAATTTCATCAATAATTTTGTCGTACTCTTTAGGCTCAAGATTAGGTACATAACTGTCCAATACCTTTTTACCTGTTTCGACTTTCAAAGTGTTACTGCCGAGGTTTAAATCGAGTACAGATTGAGATTGAGCGATAACATCGGCTACGTCATTAATTTTAAAATTGCGAGGATAATCACATTTATAACCGATATTTTCGCCGGTCCACAATTCATATAAATCAATGATGTCATATTCTGCATTTTCACATTGTACGGAAAAGTCAGCCAGCCGTTGGTTGGTTCGTTCAAAATCCCATTGCTTAGCTACACCGCTTTTTGACTCTTGCACGCCTATTACTGAGTTAATTCCTGATAATCGGTACATATCATCTGTAAGCGTTTTAATTGTTTGTATTAGAATTTGTGCTGGTCCAATATCCGGTGCGATAAATGCAGGAGCATGGCCTGATTCAGCCGGATACATTAGCACGTTATTTGTACCAAGTGTAATGTCACCAATATTTTGACCGTTATCAGGCAACGTCAAAATACTAAACGTTTGCATACTTAATATTTGCGATAACAACGAGCATTGATGATATATTTGGTGATTAGTTCTCGCAATAGATAGAAATTCAGGAGGTGGCAATATATCTGTTTTCTTTGAGCTACGTCCAAACCATTGAACGACAGGTATTCTACCGATATTATGCTCGCCTTGTGCAATCACTTTGCCATTTTCATCTTTTGTTACCCACGACGTTTTTGTCCATTCATGAAACTGTGTTTTTGCATTACCTTCCTCATCGAACACCTGAGATGTGTACGCAAACAATTCCAGTTCGCCTGCATCGCTAATCCGCCAATTATATACGCACTTCGGCTCAACTGCATATAGGTAAGGAAACTGACGCTTAGATATTACATCGGCCATCGTTTCACCAAACTCTGTTACGTTATCGACAATGATATACATAACACCATACAATTTTGCTTGCGTTGCATTAAAACGCATAAATTCTTGGAGCGACGTTCCTAATCGGTCTACGTTCTCCAAGAATGAAGCAAAAAGTTCGCTTTTATTGTAGTCGCGTGATATTTCATCTTTAAAAATAGGGTCGACACTAGCATTGAGTATCGGCCCTGTATGGTTCAAATAATATGAGAGTTTTTGGCGGTACTCATAATTCTGTGAGCTTTCACGAGAATATTTAGGTAACGCACCACCATTAGCGAACATGCCTGTTCCATAATAAGCGTCATGCAGTAATTCGTATTCGCTATCTCTTGGATTTGCCATAACAGCCATATAAATAAGCCTCCTAATAAATATTTGTACGTGTTGACTTGTAGTCCGGTGCAGTCAGCTTTTCTGCAATACCTGTTAATGCGTCCGGAGCATCGTCATGTTCATTCTTGCCCTCACGTTGATAACGTGTGATAGCTTTATAAAATTCAGGCCATTTGTCAGCCCAGTTTTTAGGGAAGTAAATGTGATCCATAACCCATGTCGCATTGGATAATATGCGAGCCTCCTTATTCTTAGATTGGTGGAACGCTACAACCTTTGTGTAATTGCTTTTATACTCATCTCGTAACAGCCGTATAACCTGTCTTGCAAATCCTCTACCACCATTATTGCTTTCGAAGTCTGCTACATTAACACGATTACGATATAGCATATCTGCAACAGCTGGTTCTGTTTGTTCCATTGCTGCTTTCGTAAATACAACGTCTAATATATAAGCCTCTTTGTTATAAATGCCATACGTGATACTTGCTAACCAGTCCTCGCCAGTATCAGCAGTATCAGTGTAGTTTTTAATTTGAGTAAATAAAGGTTCGCCAGCTTCATTACATGGAACATGCTCATATGTTTTCAATTCAGAATATAGGCACCCTTTTAAATCAATCGGTATTTGTTGATAGTTCGCACTGGCTATGTCCTCACCCATCGCCCTGCACTTTTCTTTGTAGCTTTCATAAGACAATACATCGTCGCATAACATAGTGCCATCGTCTTGTAAGGCCTTCATAGTAATAACCTTCGCTTTATCCCCAAAGTGTTCGATTGCCTTACCAGCTAGATCATCACTAGCCCAACGTGTCATGATGATTATAATCTTGCCACCTTCTTCGAGACGTGAAAGCATAGTATTAGTGAACCAATCCCAGTGCTTTGCCTTAGTGTTCTCGTTATAAGCCTCCTCGGCGTTCTTGATAATATCATCGATAATCAGAATAGAGGCACCAAAGCCTGTAGCGGTACCACTAGGGGAAGTCGCAAGGTAGCTATTATAACCACCTTCAAGCGACCACATATCCATGCTAGCATCGCCACGTTTAATACGAACATTAGGGAATATGTCAGTATATACCACTCTGTTTTTATCTGCCTTAACTTCCTGAATATCATTACGAACATTCTTTGCAAAGGTAGTAGACAATGTAGTGTTATATGAACCTGTCATGATTTTTTCAATAGGGTTCTTGCCAAGTATCCACTTAACTGCCATTTGAGCTGTACGACTTTTACCATGACGAGGTGGCATGTTCATGATAAGGACTTTTTGTTTAGGGTCCTCGTAAAAGTTCTGTATCTCATCGCATAAATGGACTAGGTATTCACGCTCTTTTTTGTAAAAGTCAGGAGCCTGTAGGTGGCAATAATAAAAAAACTCACGCCGAGCCAGCTCATATTTGAACTGTAGCATGAGTTCCGGTGTGAGTTTCATATCCTCACCCCTCTTTATCGATTAGCTTTTTAAGTTCCTCTGTTGTTACCCCTTCAAGTGGGTTGCTTTGAACAGTAGTATTGACTTCCATTTCTGTTTTATCAGTCTGTCCAAGAAATTGCTTGCCAAGAAATATCGCCATAGTTGCAGATCTATCGGCCAGCTTCCACTGTTTTCGTCGTAAGCTAATCTTGCCTGCACTTCTCTTTTCACGAAAAACATCGGAAAATGTCTTGCCATACGTTCGCTTGCACCACGCATTAAGTGTCTTATCGCTAACCCCTAGAACGAGGGTAATTTCTTCCTGCGTAGCTTGAATTTGGCACATCGCTTCGAACTGTTCTTGTTTGATATTCTTTTTTGGTCGCCCCATTTTAGCCATACGCTAACCCCCTTTCTTATATTTCTGAGATAATATCTTCGGCGTGCAGCACTCCCATTTAACTTGATGATGCATACGCATATGCTTATCACCCATCGCAGCTACTTTTACACATGAAGGCGAGTACATAACAGAATAAAAGGACTTAACAAACGTACCACTATCTAGGTACATTTCTGTTAAGCCCCCTTTGTTTTTCTGTGTTTGCCCTTGATTGAGCATAAATAACATAGTTGTAAATATTAAATGTCCAGTTTCGCCATACCTTACGTACATGGTTGTATCTTCATTGATACGTCCAAAGAATTTATAAGGTTTATCTGTTCTACAGAAAAAGCTGTTCATTGCTTTACGAAGTAACTTCCTTTTGAAGTTGCCATTATCTACACCACCAATAAAGTCGCCACCTTGTGCAAGCGCTACTGTTAGTGCCCCTGTATCATCTAGGAATTTAAGCATACATTGAAATACATCATCTAACCGCTTTGTTTTACACGATAATAACTTATCGCCAACTTGGTAACGATGCGCAAATAAGTTGTAATCGTCGTCTAATACAAGGAAGTGTGTTAATCCTAATTCCGCAGCTATCGTATGACAATAATTACGAGCATATATAACGCCCTTCAACTTAGGTTCTAAATCGGCAGGGTCCACTAAAACAGATGCAGCCTGTTTACTAAATATCCTAACAACGTCTGTACCATATCTATCGACATAAGATTGTTGCATATCGTCCTCATCATCAACAATGATATAAATCTTACCGGTATAACCTTGGTCGATTAATGTTTGATACGTTTTAACATTGCCAGCCCTGCCATGACTTAAAATGAATACAGCGAATTTTTCGTTCATTTCTTCCACCTGTCTGACAAGATCATAGGATAATAGTTGCTCATATATTTTTTAGTAAACGTATCGCTATCTAATCGCATTGCAATTGTAGCAGGCACATATATAAGTGTTCCGAAGTGTCGATAATAGTCATTGCTTTTATCGTAGTGCCCTTCAATACCGCCACCCTCTTTGTTTCTACCTTCAACGATTGCACTTTGCTGTAATAAGCCACACGAAAACATCAGTTTTCCTTGCTGATTATATAAAATACTTGCTGCTAAATCTTCCTGGCACTCACTTGCATAACGTATACGCTTTCCAGCTCGATATAATCCAATATTAAATACGACACGTTTCATGCCTTCTGCTACGATAGGTGCTTTCACACCACCCATAAAAGCAATGTGCGGTGCAATGCCTATACAATATATTTTGTCCGACGTTTGCATATACTCAGATAGTGCAATAAAGCAATTTTTGACATCATGTACGTTTTTACTTCTTAACTTATCGCCATCTGGATATCGATAAGTAATACTATCGATATCATCATCAGCAATAACGAAAAAGTCGTACCCTTTTTCTAATGCCCAATCGTATGCAGCATTTCTCGCATACACGGCATGCAATCCAGTTGGAGATTGAACACCACTATCGCAACTATCCATGTACTGTTGCTTATCAAATACAATCACTCTGTCGCCATAGTTTTGAATATATTCAGGTAATGTCGTATCGAGATCATCACAAACAATAAATATATCGTCAATTTCTACGCCACCTGAACACAATAATTTATATGTTAGCTGCTCATTAGGTCTGCCATGAGAAATAATGAAATAGCCGATTTTAGTCTTGTTCGTTTTCTTCACCTAAAATCGCCTCCAAGCTACTCGATAATTGTACATATCCATTTTTGATAGCATCGTCATAATCAATAATAACTAATGCAGACCGTTCCATAAGGTCCTGCATTTCTTCGCTAGCATTAGCATAATATTCGGCAATGCGTTTGTAATTAAACTGGTTATGACGTTGTGCAGCCTTACGAAGGAATTCTTTTTCCTTTTCGCTTACGTTGCTATCATCAATTTCGATAAGTAAAGCGATTGTTTTATCATCATCTAGGCAACTTTCGAGCGGTACTACTTCGCCTGTAGGTTCATATTGTGGAATATTAATATCAGCCGTATACGTATCGTCAGGTTCTTCGAGCTCATCTTCTTCATTTACGAACCCAAAGTCTGCCATATCTACTTCGAGAATACCTTGCAATTCTTCAAGTAATGCGTCCTGGTCCCATTCAGCGAACTCGCTCACCTTATTATCGGCAAGTCTAAAAGCCTTTACCTGTTGCTCTGTAAGATCATCTGCCACAATACAAGGTACTGTTTTTAGTTTCAACTCCTTAGCGGCCCTATATCGTGTATGACCAGCAATAATAATGCCGTCCTTATCAATTACGATAGGTACTTTGAAACCGAATTCACGAATAGAATTAGCAACAGGTGCAACGGCACTATCATTTTTTCGTGGATTATTTCCATACGGTTTAATGTCCGCTATATTCTTTTCAACGATATTCATTTTAGTACGCTCCTTTTACTAGATTTATAACGATTGTGTTCCTTCTTCATTGTGCAGCCACTATATCGACAAGCAGCTTCAGAAGTAAGAAAAGCCTGGCAACGTCTATCAAATACGATAAAGTTTGCTATACACTTGCCATGCTTATTGTTAAGGCAATTCGTAGCCTTGCATTTGATTGTAGTCATTGTTTCAGCCTTTTTATAAACGAAAAAGCCCAAATACATATTCGAGAGAACGACATGTATTTGAGCTTTTTCGCTGATAGTTTTTGAAGGATAGGTATAGTGTTCTATGTAGAATGCCAAGGGTATTGAACAGTATTCAACGCTAACATTATAATATGGCTGTTTTGCAAAGTAAATGAAATGTTTTTGCAAGCATTTGTCAAGCTGCTTGAACCCCCCAAAGTAAGATGCTTACGTCTTTTTCAGCCCTTTCGAGGTAATTATATACAGTTCGCGTCGATACGTGTTTTGCATCGGCTATTTCTTCAACTGACATTTTTTCGATATAAAAATCAATCAAAATGTCAAAAAACGGTTCACATCGATGTTCGCATTGCGTACGATACACGGCCAGCATGCTATCGATATGTTCAATAATCAATTCGGTACGCCTCTTACTAGAGGCAATCGCCTCGACACGAAGTAAGCCCCTACGATTAAATACTTCGTTAAGCACAATTTGAAGATCACTAGGAACACTATTTTCTACACTCGCTATCGCATGTTCGCAGTGTTCCTTCAATTCATTATAGCCATTCAATAGCCTTTTTGTATTTTCCCTGGCCTTCTTACAATTCTGTTCGTGCCTGTGTTCTTCCAGTTTTTTATACTTATCAATAGCGCTTTCGCTAGCGATTTTTATTATTTCTTCAATTGTCCATTCCCTGACTGTTTCCATTCATTTTTTCCCCTTACATATAACGTGATAACATGCTTATCCTTAATTTCATCAAAACTGCTTGTAAACTGTTCAATAAAATATTCTTTGTTATCTTCAATATTTTTTATTTTGAACTCGTCATTTTTCCCCATAAGAGTCGCTATTTTTAATATTTCTTGAATATTCATGTTAAGCCCCTTTATTTATCAGTACTACCGAACCCACCGGTTCGCTTTCTAGTGGCCGTATCATAGCTTGCAATTCTATAAGGCATAAATACTAATTGTGCTAATCGTTCACCAGCTTTATAGTGAAACACTTTGTCGCCGATATTGCGTAACGGTATCATGATATGACCTTCGTTAGTTTCATTGTTGTAATAATCAGCGTCAATAATTCCTGTCCCATTAGCCAACATCACTGCATTGTTAATCCCTACACTTGAGCGTAAATGCAATTGCAAATACTCGTCCGGATTAATTTTGCACTTAACACCAGTTTCGATAAGTACTATTTCGCCTGGATTAACATACCCAGTATGATAAGCGCAAAGATCATAGCCAGCGGCAAATTCTGTTTTACGTTCTGGCATAATTGCATCATGATAACCGCTTACTTGTTCAAATAAATTTTCGTTCATATTAATAACCCCTTCGTTTCAAATATGTCCATACAGTACTTGTTGCTCTGTTAACACGTAATGCAATATCACTTAATTTAAGGCCTTCTTGTCTTAACTTTACAGCCTCATCGACCCATTTTTCAGGCTCCATTCTTGATAATCGCAATTTCTGACCGCATGAACCACCACATGTTTTGCTTACATTTCTTAATCGATATGGGACTGTATAAGTCTTTCCGCATATAGGGCATACCTTTTCTACAACGTTACCTGTCGTTTTATCTACGGTATCAAATTTATGTTCTCTAACCCTTACAGGTTTACGCTTTGCAGTTTTCACCTTGTCCAACGGATTGACCTTCCATATCGGCAAGTGAGATAAAAATTGTGGAATATTTTCCATTGCTATTTATCCTTTCGCTTTAACTCATGCAACGGAGTACCAGCTTCGATTGGTATAATTTCAATTTCAGCCCTAGGCTCCGCTTTATCAACACCAACAATACGAGAGCCATCGTAATGCACTATCCATTTGTCATCGTCAATTATTTTGGCCTTCGTTAGAATATCACTCGTAGCTTGTAATAGGCCGACCAAGTCTGGCCAAGATCTTTTGTCCGGCATGTAATAGCGGCACCGGACATGAACTGGACCACCTACATAAAAACGCTTGCGGTAGAATTGCAACTGTTGTAACGCTAAATGTTCATAATCGGAATATGCTATTGATGGTAAGACTTTTGGATATTTCCCAGCATAGACTACTCGCGAACTGTTCTTTTTGGTAGTTGGCCGGCCATATATTACAAGACTATTCATCGCAACATTCGTACCCTCTTTCCTCACCAATACCTGTTGCTTCGGTAATAAGCAAACACATTGCCAATCCAGCACCCCTGCGTTCTTCTTTGTCTAATTTTTTTAACATAAGGCACAATGCAGCACCTACATTTGTGATAACATCATCAAGACTATACTTTTCGTTAAAATTAACTTTCGTAGTTTTGTTTTTATTATCGACTTTAATTTTAATTTTCATGTTTACACCTCCATGTGTATAACTTTTATTTTTTAATTTGAGCTACGTAGCATGCTCGCTATGATATCTGTAATTATTCGTCTAGGTATTTTATCACTAGCGATATAAAATCGCCTTGTAGCTCAAATAATTAAATTTCGCTATTATCTAAAGGCTTGCGATTTGACTCACCTTTAAAGCGTAATAAGAATGACGTTTCTTTTAGTCTGTCATATACTCGACCGTCATAACTCGATTTGATTTGAGCCACCGTTAAATTGGTAGTAATAATGGTTGATTTTCTATCTCCCACCCTGTCCGATATGATGGATTCAACCTTCTTTGCTACCCAAGCGTTACTATATTCGGCCCCAAAATCATCTAATACTAATAACGGTATATTGCGGATACGATTTTCAAATTTTATATAGTGTTCCGTTGGCCCTTTACTTAATGTTAGTAAGGTGTCGAGCAAACTAATCATCGAAATAATGTAGCCATTGTAACCTTGTTCAATCGCCCTTCGTAATATGCTGACAGCTATCGAAGTTTTCCCAGTTCCTACCGGTCCTAATAAGATCAACCCTCGACCATTAGTGATATGGTCTCGTATATGGGCTCCATATTTGTAAGCCTGGTTATATACTTCCCTATCTTCAACTGGAGCGCCTAAAGCCTTTAACCTATCAAATGTCATGTCATTATATCGACCTTTAATGCCGTATTGTTCTAAATTTGATGATGTGCTTTTAATAACTACCGGTTCAGAATAAACAGGGTAGTATACCTCAAATCCATTCGCCTGTCTCTTTGGACCAGTCAACTTCCGTTCCGTCAGTTTTTGTTTGAGCTTTTCTAGTTCCACCCCCACGTTTGTTGGTTCCATTCGCTTGGTTCACCTCCTTTTTTAAATTACCAGCCGCTACTGTTTCGACATACTTAATACTGTTACCGCCATTTTCTGCAGTAGTATTAACAGCCACAATGACACGTTCACTGCCATACGTTTCGACCAAATCATCGAGTCGTTCTTTTATAACAGGGGATATATCGCCAATCGACTTCATGTATAATTCGTAAACAGCCTTATTATTTTGTTTTTCATTTTCGAACATAGATAGGGGATTTTCGATATTTGTTTCGCGC